TATTCAATCCAACGCTCATCATTTAATGATATTGATGATGTACATACTATGTCAAAATATATTGAACCTTATGGTGATATTCCCTCGGTTCGTCGTGCTTGTAAAGGATTAAATAATTGCCCATATAATTTATTTAATTTACAACCTAAAATATCAAAACAAACTGCAAGGGAACTAGAAAAAAAGGAAGAATATAAAAAAAAATATGAAACTAAATTAAAAGTTGAATGCGGTAAATTTTTAGTATATTTTTCTTAGTTATTTATTATTATTATATATAATTCATTAAACGGAATTCATAAAATGCCCAGAGTGGCAGTAATATATAGTATATTTTTGCCACTCTGGGCAAAATCGGAAAACCGTTTTTATTTATTTTTTGAGTTTTGTTCTTGTTGTAAAATTTGTTTAACAATATCAAATTTGTCAGTATTCATTGTTTTAGTTACTTTATATATAACAGCGGAGTTATCATTTACATTTGCCAATCTACCATTTGGGTCGCATATTGCAGTTGTGATATCTGTTAAAGTAATTGGATTTGTAATTGTGAATGCCATTCCAGCATTCTCTGTAAAATAATAATCTCCATCACCATTCATTTTATCTACAACACCTAATACACTTAATCTAATTCCACCAGCATTTCCTCCGACATATTTATTAGCATCCAAAATATCTGACCTTATTGTATAATATGGTCTGGTCATTAGTTTCGGAATTCTCTGTGCTCGTGTAGTTATTGATTGAGTATTCTGAATTATAAATGGTTTATATTTTAATCCATATCCAGCTGTTACATCAAAAGTTTCTGTCTGAACACATATCGGTGGAGCAATTTGTGTTGAATAATTAATTCCGCCAAACGGCTGTATTGGATAATCTTTCAAATCAGATACTACTACTTGACAATTTGTTGTGGCATATTTCATAGAAAACATTGTATCTTCTCCAACTCTAATCTGTTGATTATTTAATAATGTACTTGTTTCTGGATGGAACTGTTCCCAAGTAAATCCAAGTATTCCCCAGAATGATTGTTTCCAATATCTTTCTGGACAAGTTTTTCCTATGTTTAAGAATATTCCACAATGAGCATCAAATAAAGCACCTTCTTCTATATTTTGGTTTGATATAGCAATTGATGTCTGTGCATAATCATTTCTGCTGGTAAATACTCCGCCTTTTTCTAATAAAGTCATATTTACTGGTAAAAACTCTGGAGCTTCACCAGCAGTATAAATTAATGGTTGTGGATAATCTACAAAATATGGTTTCATATCTGGGGTATAATCATTATATCTTAATCTTTTATTTATTTTATAACATTCCGTTGCTGCTTCTTCAGAAATAGGTATTGATGTTGGCACTGTTTCTGCTGCGACACCTCCAACTGCTGGCGTAAATACTGTTGTTACTCTTCCAGCATCCCAACTTTGATTTACATTTTCTGCTGTATGTAAATATTTAAATCCGAAAGAACCAGTAAATTGATCAAACTCTAAACTGGGATTATTTGCTCCGATGTATCTAAAATTTAAATATTCAGTTATTCTTTGATGATTTATATTGTATTTACTTTCTGCATTAGTTGATGGTGTATTATTCTGAATAGAATAATCAGAACCAGTATTTACAGATGTTGAAGCTTGTGTTGTTACTGAATTATCAACTAATGATGTTGGTGGTCCATAAGCAAATCCATTCATACTTGTCATAATTACTTGACCATAACTGGCAGCGTGTTTATCCCATCCCACAATTGTTGATAGTGCTGTAATTGTAGTGGCAGCAAAACCATTAAATAAATCTGGAACATTCCAACCACCACCAGCTATTGAAGTTGCTAATTCTGGATGTACTACAATTGTATCGGTTGGACCACCATTATCTAAAACAGTGCCAATATTTTTAGTAGCAAAACCATAACATAAATTATTAGTCCCTTGCATTCCGTCATTGTAAATATTCTCTTTTTCTATTTGATATTTAAATCTTATAGGTGCTGATGTATTAAATTCTTTATTAGTTGAAGTATCATCCAAATATCCATCATTACCTAAAACTGTTGTGCCAGATATAGCAGATGTCATACAATTCATATGTAAAAATCTGTCATCATACATTTCAAGTTCTTTGGAATAAGCCCCTTGTGCTTTAAATAAATCACTTAACATTTTTAAATTTGTATCATTAAACTCATATGAAGTAATTAAAGGTTCTGTTCCTACACCTTTTACGATTTCATTAGCAATATATGATTTAGGAGGTAATATTGTATCATTTGTATTTATAGTGCTAAAATAATCGTGTAATTTTCTGCCAGTAATAAACATTTCTGGTCTTTTAACAAAAATATATTGTGTTGATGTTAGATAATCTATTATTCCTTGTTTTTCAGCATCAGTTAAATTATTAGCATATTGGTCAGCAACCAATTTAGTATGAGCATTTAATAATAATGTATAAGTTAAATCATCATTCCGACCCATCCCTCCACTTTCAATTGGGAAATATGTTTCAGTAGTTGTGGCACTGAATATTTCATATGACTGGACACCAGCACCATTAAATTCGTGGTCCCAATTTAAAACTTCTGGTTGTAATATTAAATCACCTTCTGAATTTGTATAATTTACATTTTGCTGTAATTGTTCTGTAATCTGTGAAGCTATATTTGTTGCTGTTGTAAAACCAGCATCTACTCTTAAAGTTTTTAATTGTATATATTCTACATAGTCACCAAAAGCAAAGAAATCTAACATAAATGCTTCTACATCTAAATAATTCATATCGGCACCAACAACATTTCTTGGGTTTGGAACTTGTGGTGCTAAATCCCTTTTTTTATAACTTTGATTTTTAATAAACATAGTAAATCTTTTATTATTAGTCCTTGGTCTGTACCATTGCTCTGTTGATGTAAAATTTGGGTCATTCCAGAAAGTATTTGGTCCGCCAGATGTATATAAGAAATAATCTTCACTTGCAACTTTAAAAGTATTTGATTGAGGTATTTTTAAAAATCCAACACCTTGCTCTTCATCATCTTTTTTCTCAAAAAAAGTAATCATTGGGAATAAATCTGTTGAACCAGCTGGGGCAAATCTGTTACCACCAGCAAATGACATTGTAAATCTTCTGGGTTGAAATAAACAACCTTCACCATTATTAGTTTTATAATATCTTTGCTCAACAAAAGTTTCATTATCCCTTACTTGTTTTTTAACAATTGTATTTATTTTTTCACCATTTCCATTATTTACTACAACTGAAGCTCTATGCTGAAAATCTTTAACATTGGCAGTATCTGTTACAATATCTAAAATTGTATATTCTAATTCTTGTTCAACTATATCTGCTGGATTTCCATTTTCATCATAACCATTATCTGTAAAAATATAATCACCAATAAATTCTACATTTTCACCACCACAACCATCTTCTGAAACAAAAGCATTTAATATTTCTACTGTATCACCAGCATTTAATTTTACGCCTTTACCTAATTTACAAGTAAAAACTGCTGGTTGAGTATCGTTATTATTTTTACCTTGTATAGATTGTGACCTATTACATTCTATCAACTGAATATCAGCAAAGTCCATATTTAATATAATATTATATATTAAAAATGGGAAATTAAAACACATTAAAAAAAATAATCCTAAAAACGGTTTTGTGATTTTCCCCAGAGTGGCAATAATATATAGTATATTTTTGCCACTCTGGGGATTTTGTGAATTCCGTTTTTTGATTTACGAATAAAAGGTTTGGAGGCGTCCATCTTCTAATCTGGCAAATCGTAATATTTCTAACCATACACGCTGGACAGTGTCCGTTGCCGTGCCAGTTCCATCATCAGCAATGTATTGAGTATGTAAATCAATACCTCTGCTGTCAAGACGCTGACCATCAATAATTTTGAAACCTTGCCAGAAATTTTTACATTGTAAATTGCTTCTCTGTTGTTTTGCCATAAAATTATGTGCTGCTAATGCTACAATTGTATTACCTTCACCGCAAAATGCTTCTCTGGAAACATATGCCGCAGCACCTTCTGTTGAAGTCAGATGATGATAATGAGTTGCCGAATTTACAACAGCTTGGGGATAAAGGAATTCATTATTGTAAAAAAGATTGCTGGTCAGATTAGTTCTGCCACCATCAGCACCAGATGGTGTGGGACCGAGAGCAGTGTATTTACCTAATAGATTTTTAGATAATCCTAATGTATCTGGTGGACTGAATTGAGCAAATGCTTTAAGAACTTGCATACCATTACCACCGACATTACGGACAAGGGCAGTGCCAGCAGTGGTTGCCGTAACAGTATTAGTAGATAAACGATAATCAATATAACTGAAACTTAAATCATTATTTTTCTGTTTATAATCTTCCATAAAATCATTGCCGTAAAATAAATAATCGGCGTATATTTGAGCTGAAGATACTGGGAAAGTAGTATTGGCATCAGCAGCATCAGCATCCGTCTGGGAACACATACGACTATTTGATACAAGGTCTGACCAGTAAATTTCTATCTGTACGCGAGGCATCATAAATAATGGTAACTGATTCCCAGATTTTAGGTAGGGGAAAAGGTCGTGTAACGAAAGTGCGAACGAACTTTCTTTTTCATTAAGTAAATGCTGTTCAACCGAAAGACCTTGACGAACAAATCCAGTAGTAATACCTCCACCAGCACGAATATCATAATCACGATGATTAGATAAACCATATCCGCCAGCTTCTTGACCTTTAAGATCCGTGAAAATTTGTTCATAAGATACTTGACGACCGGTTTTATATTGTTCTCTTTCTTTATTAGCAGAATTAGATACAAACTGTGACTTACACGCTAAAAGTTCATTTAGGGCATCCGTTTCACAGATGGTAGTACCGTCCGCCGTTTTTAAAACTGCACGCCGAATTAGAGAATATAGACCATTATTTACAAATGGGAATGAACTGGAAGAAATGCCAGCAGTTCCAGATGCTTTTACCTTTACAACTAACTGGGTGTTAGGATGTAAAAATCCTTTTGGTTGAAGCTCAAAACGAGTGAAAGTAGCACCATCTGCTCCACCACCATTTATAACTGGATCAAGTACATCTGTCGTGAATTGAAGTGCCGTTGATACTGGCATAGATTTAATATTAAGGAGTGCTGGGCGATTATCTGACATTGTTTTATATTAATATAATAAATTATTTTTAAAAAATATATTATTAAAAATGCGTTAAATAATACAAAATAAAATATATGTAATATTATATGAATAATATAAAAAAACAAGATTTACAATTCGGATTTAATAATGAAGAACGAATGCATCCAATACTTCAAGAAAGATTTGGTGAATTAATTAATAATAATATTAAGAATAAATATCATCCGATTGACTTTAAGAATAATAAATATGGTGTTGAATATAAAAGAAGAAGAATAAAATTTGGACAATATCCAACTCTAATGGTAAATATTAGTAAAATAGATAAAGGCAATAAATATATGAGAAAAGGTAAAAGAGTATTTTATATTTGGGAATGTGATGATGATACTTATTATTGGGAATTAAATGATAATCAATGGAATGATGGACGAGGTGGAACAAGCCGAAGAGGTAGAGATGAATATGTTGATGTGGCATATATAGAAAATAAATATATCAAAAAATTATCTTCTTTAATATTATAGATGCCATTAGATAAAAACGGAATTCATAAAATCCCCAGAGTGGCAAAAATATACTATATATTACTGCCACTCTGGGGATTTTGACAATTCCGTTTTATTATATATTATTATTATTATTTATTATTATTATTTATATTATTATTATTTATTATTATTATTTAAAAAAATTTGAACTTTTTTTGGAAGGAATTACAACCAACAAAGGAATTACAACCAACAAAGGAATTACAACCAACAAAGGAATTACAACCAACAAAGGAATGTCCTCACCTAAAATTGGTGTCTTCCTCAATTGCACAGAAAATGACTATGAAATATGTGGTATGCTCTTGATGGGCTATATTGAAAAAGGTATTGAAAAATGTATTGATGATGATATTAACCAATATACAATAGATTGTGGGAGGGGGTTCTTCAAGGAGAAAAAGGAGGAATTTATTAAAGATGTTATTATTTCAAAATTGACCACCCACACAGATGGAGATTCTGAATATGCTACATATAAGAATGGGTATTATTATTATGACCAAGGCAGCATGTGGCAGTGTCCATTTGAGATTGAATATAATGGAGGTGATACAATGTGTTTTAATAGGGTGGAAAGTGAAAGTGAGGAGAGTGATGAGGATAGTGAGTGAGGGTTTTATTCAGTAGAAACCATATCATCTGTATCTTTAATATAAACTTTATTCATTGTTTCAACACTATGGCCGGTTATTTTGGAGAACTCTTCTTGTTCTTTTTTTACATCACTAAATTTGGAACTCAATACGATTTTGCGCAACATCGTGCTACTGATTGACTTATCTAAATATTTTTTAGATGTTTTAATGAATAATTGAGAAAGTGCATTCCTTGATAATGGGGTTCCAGTTGTTGATGTAAATAATACATCACCATTTTTTAATCCATTTACTTTAATATAAAATCTTAAGATTTTCTCTAAATCTTTTGGAATATCAATATCTAGTTCTTTATATTTGGCAGATGTTTTAAATTGATTTAATACAAAGAACATTTTGTTTTTTTCAACAACTAAATAATTATTTTCTTTCTTTTCAGCTTCACTTAATTTATTATATAATCTTTTGGTCGTGATTGACATTGATGCCACGTCATTACGAAGTGGTAATCTAGTATAAATATTAAATAATAAGAATACTTGTACAAGCATCTTTTCTTTTGGTTTTAAAGTTTCTTTTGTTCGTAGTTTTTTATCTTTAATTTCTTTATCCATTTCGGAAATCATCTTTTGTATTTCTGATAGTTCAACAAAGTTTTCTTTTTGTTTATCTGAAATTACGCCAGTTGCATTATCATCTTGATATTTCTTATTTCCTTCATCTCTAATTTCATTATATTGTTCAATTAATTTGGCGTGAGCGCCAGCTTCGCTGTCATTCTTTTTATCTGAATTTAATGCCATTAATAAAATAATAATACTATTAAAATAATTCCTTTGAGATGTATAATGTAAATGGGATAATTTATTTTTTACTGCATCTATATCATCTAGAAACTTCCAAGTATCTGTATCAAACATCTTTTGTAATTTATTTAAGTTACTCTGATACATTTTAACGGTGCTTTCTTTGGCATTGGGGCGTGCTTTTGTAATAACTTCTTTTATGTCCATTATTTATATAATATAAGATTTTTATTTTAAATATTGAACTTATTTTAAAAAACGGAATTGTCAAAATCCCCAGAGTGGCAGAAATATACTATATATTATTGCCACTCTGGGGATTTGATGAATTCCGTTTTTTGATTTAATAAGACCGAACGGCTGATTGTGAAACTTGTGCAATAGAACCTCTCCCAGATAAGTTTTTATTTACAGAACCACCAGCAATTTGTGCTGCTGTATTACTTGCGGTAGCATCTGCTGCTTGTTGTTTTTTATCTGTTGTTAATTTTAAATTTGCTGCTGCTTGTGCTTTTTGGTCTTGTTTCTTTTTTCCATAATCATCCATTAAATCACCAGCAAGTGCCATTGCTCCACCACCGAGTTCAACACCTAATGCTGCCACATCAGATAATCCTAATGTTGCTGGTCCAGCCAATGCCAGAGCAGAACCAATTGTGGCTGTAATATCACCAGCTTCTTTTAAAACATTACCGCCTTTTTCCCATCCTCCAACACCTTCTAAACTATGTGATTTTCCAAATATACTTTTTGCTTCTTCATATGTTTGGTCTGCCGTGAATGCTACATTTGCTATGGGACCTAATACCTTTGCAGTTTGTCCAACTGCTGATACTGTTTTTAATGCTGCTCCACCAATAGCACCAGATATTCCGCCGAGTGCAGTGACTGCTTTAATACCTACTTCATCTACACCACCACCAGCAATAGCTTCCGCATGTTCAGATGAACCAAGTAAATTTGCTGCTGTTGATGGTCCAGATGATGATACGGCACCACCAATTACTGCTTTGGTTGCTATTGTGTCGGTTTGCTCTGCTGCCTCTGCCACCGCTGGTGCTTCTGACAAAACTGGTGTCTTAACAACTGGTGCCACCACCGATGGTTTATTAGCAATATTCTCTGCCCATCCTCCACCTAATCGTGCCATTGTTTCACCATCAGAATTTACATCTTCTAATCCACCAACTTCAGATAAATTTAAAACACCTTTATTTAATCCAAAAGCAGTTTTAATACCTTTTCGGAATGTTGCTGCTATTCCTCTCTGACCAACTGTTTCAGTTCCTATTGCCATATCACCGCCAGTTCCTAAACCTAAATTAGATATTGTGTCCGATGTACCTACTGTTTTAATTGTTCTTGCTGCTGCTCCTTCACCTTCAACATCTACTGCAACATTTGGCGTTGCCGTGATACTACTTGCCATTCTATTTATTGAAGGGTCATTAAATAATTCATCTGAAAACTCTGCCTCTGGTCCACTGGTCTCTCTTAAATCTTGTGTGCCATCTGGATTTTCTATTCTTTCAGCTACATTGACTTGTCTTAAAGTGCTGGGTCTTCCAGCAGTTCCTAAAATAGATGGTTCTGAAATCTCTTTACCTTCATCAAGAAACTTAGCTCGTGCTGCTAACCGTGCTGCTTTTAATCGTGTCCTTGATGTAGATGCTTCTTCTATTGCTCCGCCAGCAACATTAGAAACTTCCTCTGGTGTTTGTGCTGCTGATATTTCTGCTGCTCTGGATGTAATAATAGAACTGGCATCTCTACCAGATTTTGTGGCAACCGAACTAATTGCCGCTGGACTAAATGATGTCCCCCTATTTATATCAGATGCTAAATTTACTGCTTTATCAATATTAGAACCTAATGCTTTTGTTACTGCTTGCTGTGTAGCATATTTAGCAGATAGTTTTACAAAACCTTTTAAATCTCCTTGGTCTGTAACATCTAATAAACTTTGTGCTTTTGATATTTCACTGGCATCTCCACTTGCAGTTGCTAATTTTAAATGAGCTTCAGCAATTCTTTTTGCTTTACCTAATTGATTGCCAGCATCTCTTATACCTTTTCCAACCATAGCAACACCACCGATACCAACTGCGGTCCCACCACCTTGTTCAATTAAATCTGTATCAGATGTTGTCTGAGCGGTTCCGACATCTTGATTATCAGCATCAATAACTTTCTGGTCTTGATTAACTTTTTTAATATTAGCATTACCTAACAAACCAGTATTCATTCTATCATAAGCGTTGTTTGCTAATGCTGAACCCATATTTAAAGCATTTGCTTGTTCTACTCCATTTGAAAATCCGTAAAAGTCCATATTTTATATATTACATATTATAATAATTTATTTAACATTATTATCATTATTTTCATCAAATGGCACCTCCTCAATTTGCCCTTTTGGAATTAATGATTTATCACCTTGACCAATTAATGTTTCAAACCGATTATAAAAATTCACTGGGTTCTGTTGAGCATCAATATATAAAAATGAATAAGGTTCTGAATTAATACAATAATTATAATACTCTAAAAACTGTTCTGGGGAACCAGCAAGGTCTGAATATTCTTCTATGATTTTTGCCAGCTCTCCTTTCTTACCAGCACTCTGCTGGCGGAATATCAAGATGTTTTGTGCATTCCCACGAATGATTGGGGAAATGGCACGAAAACTTTGTACTGCGATTATAATACTTGTTTCTATATGGCGGAAGCGTGATGCCAAAAAACTAATAGAATTATTTTTCTTAAAATCCTTATTAATAATATCATCAAATACCAAAAGGGCTGTACTCATATCTTCTCGTTTTTGTTTCTTTTGACTTTCAATAAATTTATCAATGTAACTATCTTTATAACCATCTTCAACATCAAATACATCCATTAGATACTTTCCCTTTGGGTCATTAAAAATACTATTGCTATATACCTTAATTATATCCCAGTATTTATCTGCCCCACCATACATATCCTCATCTCGGAGCATTCCTACAAGGGCATTCGTTTTTCCGCTGCGTACCGACCCACAAAATAAACAAAGGAAGGGCGGCTGTGGGAGGTGAGGGTGAATATCTTTATATTTAGTTTTATCTTCTAAATCAATTACTTTTTTTACTTTCGGACCACTCATTGTTTATATATATTATTATATTTTATTTTTTCAGAGAAATAACCTAAATAATAAATGGCACAATAACCAGAAACAATTGAATATGAAATAATAATTGGAAGTAACATTTATTATAACATATATTAAAATTATGAAAAACGGAATTGCCAAAATCCCCAGAGTGGCAGAAATATACTATATATTATTGCCACTCTGGGGATTTTGTGAATTCCGTTTTATTATATATAATTAAGTAATTAAAAGAAATCATCCTAAAAGAAATCATCCCAAACTCCATTAGTTGAATAATGTGGATGGATTGGTTTATTACTAACAACATTACTTAATTGTTGTTTTAATAAATTCTGTTGATATAATACTTCTTGTTCTTCTTTCTTCTGTTTTTTTCTTTCCTTTCTTATTTTCTCGTGTCCAATAATAGCATTCAATGCGACTGCTTCTAAATCTTTTTGAGATACAAATATCTCATTATTTTTAGTTTCTTCTTGTGCTTGAGGTGGCGTAGGCGGTCGCCGAGCTAGAGGCGTATATGGTTCTTCTTGTGGTCCATTAGCTTCAGTCCGTAATTTATTTAATTTATTTGTTTTAACTTTCTTCTCTAATTCTTTCGTTTCTTTTTTAATGGCAGCATTTGCTTGTCTGGTGAGCAATGCTTTTTCTCGTGCCAGTTTAAGTTTTTCTTTATGTTCTTCTGATAAGACCCTTTTAGGTTTAATAGGTTTTTCATTAACCTTCTTAATTATAGGTGTTTGAAATATTTGTTCTTGTGACATTTTAGGTTTTTCAAGTTCAACCATTAAATCTTCATTATCTGAAGTATCATTGATTTCCATTTTAATATTGTTTTTATCATCTTCTGGTTTTACTTCTTCTACTTCTGGCATGACTATATCTGGTAAACTATCCATTTATTTAAACAAATATTTTTATCTATTAGTTTAAATTTTAAAAAATTAGTTCTATTAATAAAACATTAAATCTAAAATAGATTTATACTACTTATTTTTCTATTTTAATCCTATTCTGTGATTTGCGAATATGAAGAACCACTATGGTTTTTCCGACAAGATCCGTTGCCAATTGCTCGTTATCATTAGCTATTGAAATATCAATAGTATTTTGATATAATTTTTCTGAATTTCCGAGTGCAACATATGTTTTTTCCGTTGGCTCGAAATAAAGACCAGTACCTAAATCACGATTAGATGTATCAAACCTTGGAAGATGATAAAGTATTTTAGATGGACGACCAACCCCAGCATTATATGATGTCTGTGTGAAATTATCTAATCTAACAAATAAAGATGCTGTACTAAATAGTTCTGGTGTGCTATCAGATGAATATGTAAACTGATTTGTATCTAATGGAACTGCTACGCCATTAATACTTGGTGCTAATACTGGTGATTGTTCAAAACCTAATGTTGCAGCCATATTGGCATTCTGTGTATGTGTATATAAAGTATCAGATGGAGCAAATATTAACTGGGTTGCTCTATCTAAAAATTTATTTGTTGGTATTCCAGTTTGTATTCCAGCTGGTGTATATACTGGCACGGCAGTTGGGTCAACAGTCATATCATAAATACTTCTGGTATCCATATCTTGTAGAATGGCAACTTGATTATTACTTTCTAATCTGGTATAAAAGTTATTATCTGAATTCCTCTGTCCCCAATTATTAAATGTAGTAATGTTTGCTTTATATTCTTCAATTACTATATTAGAAGTGGCTGGCACGGCAGCAGATCCAACAATACAAAGCTTCGGATATAAGTTCCATCTGGTCTGACCCATTGGACAAATTAAGTTTTCCTTTTTAGCACCAGCTGCTAAATCTGTAATAAATTCACAAATTCTAATTACTGTGCCGGCATCATTTTCATAAAATATATTTAATATTTCATTCCTTAATGTAAATTTTACTTTTGCCAAGTTTATTCCAGATGGACCAGTTTGTGATAAATCTAATATATTTGCGTGTAAAGCACCAACATATCCATAATATTTAACCTCTTCTAATGAAACACCACCAGCAATATTTACAGTTGCTTGATGAACTTTAAGTTTATAATTACCAGCACCAGCTTGTTGCTCACAACTGACAACAACATCATAATAGTTATCTTGGAAATTTGTGCCAATACCTAAAGTCGTCGTATAAATTGGGTCGTAATATTGAACCCAACCCTTATCAGCATCTACATTTGAAACCGTATCATCAAGTAACATTGAACGGCAAAGACCCACTTGCCAAGGTCTGCTACCATAACCAGTACCAGTACCACCACCAGCATTTCTCATACCAACAACATTATATTCAAGGGTGCCAGCTTGATGAGTTAATGGGAAACCATTAACCATCTGAAAACAACCTTCTTCCGCATTTACAATACCAGCATTTTTTGTGAATGTCATACCACCAGCAGCAGCGGTAACAGTAACCTTTGCAGTTTCATTAACATGTGCTAATCCCCAATAAGAAACATTCCTAAAGTGTGTGGCATCTAAATGTATATCTGGCACTAAATTTAAGAAATTAGTTGTAATTTTAAAACCAATATATACTCCACTAATAGATTGCCTTAATATATCAAATTTTAATAAACCATAAATATCTGGATGAGGCATTCCAATATTTATAGACCTCTCCATAATATCCGAAAATTCTTCCATTGCCACATTTTTTTGATCTAACCCTTTTAAATCTGGTGTACAAAAAATTGTTCTATAAGGACCAGCATCGGCACTTGTTTGAGTTAAGTGTAAATCTTTACCAAAGAACTCATACCATACATCAGATTTCTTAAGAGTAATATTTGCTGATTTATTTATTTTTACAGATTGAACAGCAACTTCCGAGTTTGGTTCAATCTGTAATGTTTGTTTTAAAGCATTATGAAAACTGTATGCTGCTTCATAATTAGCATCGCGATTTATTAAAGTATCTTCACGAATATTTGAACATATAACCAATGACATTTTTTATAATTAATATTATATAAAAAAAATATATTATAAATTATAAAATAAATGAGTAAAACTTTAAAATCTGTTGAGATATCGGAAATGCCAACGCAAATTGATTTACAGTTCAATGTGAAAACCAATGGAGAAAAAGACCCAAAGTATTCACAGAAGCAAATATTTGAGAGTAATAAGAAAGAGGTTGCACGCCGTAAAGGGATGAGCAAAGAAGATAGATTAAATTTAAGTCGTGCAGAGGTTAAAGATAGAAGAGATAAAAACCTTGCTTGGAGAAAAGAAACTGGAAGAGAATAAAAAACGGAATTCATCAAATCCCCAGAGTGGCAAAAATATACTATATATTATTGCCACTCTGGGGATTTATGAAAAACCGAATATGAAAATAGAAGGGACGCATAAATAATAATATAATTTATTTTCTTAATTTTTTGATTGTTGTAATATATTTTTGTTTTTGAGCAATACCGACAGATTTATGTATTGGTGTATGTTCTTCATAATATTTATCATAAGGTTTTGTATCAAAACGAATTTTACGGAGTAATAATAAATCTTGATGATTTTTAATTGTTTCAATATTAAATTTATACTTACAGCTATGTTTTGTATCTTTTTTCTGAATTCTTTCTTTTATTAGAAGACTACTACCACATAAGCTATTAACCATTTTAGCATAGAAAATTAGACATTCGTGTGCATTGGTTAAATCAAGAAATTCTTTACCTCTGTACCGAAATACAGTTGAGTACTCTTTTATAAAATAGCCGTATGTTTTTTGATCTAGTGGTTTAATAACACTTTCATCAATAAAACCTTTTCCATCTAATGGGGTTTCAAGAAATTCATTTTTTAAACCAATCATATTTTTAAATTTTTTACATAACATTACTTTTGATTTATCAGAGGTAGTTTTTTGAGCATTAAAATCATCTTTTTGTGTGATTTCTTGTGCATTTGTAAACTCTGAATTAAATAGCATATCACATACAGATATATGTTTTGGTAGAGCATTTGGGTCAGTAAACAATGTTACTTTTTTAGTAATGTCAGTATATGGTATTTTTAAGATTTCATTTTTTTTAATCATCCATTCTGGGAAATGGTCAGTTGGTGGCATTTCCTCATCATAATCAAAAGTATTGTATAATTTTAACCATACTTTATTTTGTTCTAATTTCTCATAACATATTTCCGGTGCAAAAGGCAATTCAGTTAAGAACTCATATTTATTAATTTCTTTATTATAGTCATCAATATATTCTTTATTTTCTAAAAGCATTTTAGAATTGTAACCTTTACATAATTTATTAATATCAGATGCTTTTGCTGTCCTCATTTCCATAGTTAATTCTTTTAATTTTGGTGAATATTCAGTTTGTTGTGGGTTAGTAACTACAAGGAAACCTCTTGATTGAATAATATTCAGAAAGTGTCCAAATACATTAGTATTATAACAATCAAAATTATACTCAAAACCAGCTAATAAATTAATATATTCATCTGCCATTTCCTTATCAACTGCTCTGAATAAATCCTCACCATATTTATCTCTACTAATAATATCATTTTTTGCATCCTCAATAGTTTCATATTTGTATGGACTAACCATTTTACCAAATTGTTCAAAATGGAAATATAATTCTGTAATATTTCTATTTCTACATATTTGCTGAACCATTGCTGCTGGTGTAATAGTCTTACATTTATAGTAACAAAATACTGGTCTGGTCTTAATACTATCTAAACCATATACAATTTTAGGTGAGAAGATTACACAATCATCATCATCTAAATTAATATCTCCAGTATGGTCAGATGTATAAACCTTACATTTTTTATTTAATCTGGCAACAATATCAACCATAGTTTTGCTGTCACAACAACACATAAATTTTGGTGCTTTATTTAATTTTTCCATAAAGTCATCAAAGTTATTAATTTCAGTTGCCTTGATACCAGCATTATGTTTATAATTATTATTAATGTATGTATATTTAATACCCCAATTTTTCAATAATAATAAACTATTATCTGAAATATCAGCATCTGAACATACAATGAAATCACATTGTTTTAATATTTTACGAAATAATGTATACACAGCAAGTCTTTTATTTGACATATTGCCACAATTGATAAAATACTCAACTAAACTATTAAATTCATCTAAATAAACTGTATAACCTTCATAATTTTCAAAAGCAGATAATTTACATAAACTATCAATAGTAATACAAATATTTTTGCCTTCTACACTATCCCATTTCAATTGGTCATTCCAATGTCTTTTTTCATTTATTTTTTCTAAATAATCTTGTATTTCTCTCCAATATTTGCAATCAATACCAGCTTTATTAAATACTTTATTTTGTTCTTTACCAAGTGAAATCCTTGATACAGTTGATATAAAAGGTTTATTATTTTTTTTAAGATGATTTTTCATTGAAGTAGTTTTGCCAGTACCAGTATCGGACCCTATAACAAAACATTCATTATCATCTGCAAACTCTTCAATAAAATCAACTTGTTCCCCATCCCTAATTCCAAGTTTATTTCTATCAATATTAATGGTCGCTTGTTCTTTATGACATTCAGTTGGTTTAAATTTAGAGTAACTCAATACAGCATTAGCACCTTCTGTTTCTGAATGAATGGCAAGATGTTCTAAACAGAATAATTCATTATGTTTTACTATATAATTCCAAACAACTTTTAAGAAATCTTCTGTTGCTTCATATAATTCATATTCTTTGTTTTGATAACATCTTTTGAGAGACCATTTTATAAATAAATCATATTTATTTAATGTTTTCATTCCAGTAGCAAATTTAATATGATGTTCTCTGTCATTAAAGAAGTAATCTGGTAATCCTTTACAGAAATAAGTTTCTATTTCATCATCAGTTAAAGTAAATTTATAAACACCTAAATCAACTTTATCATATTCTATTTCTTCTTCAAGTTTTGTAATTGGATTTATAACTTTAATAATAGGATTTCTTTTTTTAGAAACCTTTTTGGTTGTACCTTTATAAATATTATTTAATAACCATTGTTCAAGGTTTTCTGGCATAGTTGCAATTGGACAATCATTCTCAACTGTATATGCTCTTTCCTCACCAGTATCAGTAGTGAAATGAGTTCCAGCAGCTACAACATAACCGCCAGTTGATCGGATATCTACATTAGTATCTTTATCAGCAGTTTGTTTAATTAATGGATTAAATTTAAAATATAAATGCCAACCACCACTACCAGTTCTGACTGTATAAGTATTAAATACATTATAGTCGGAACCGAATTCTTGATTGAATAAATTAATATTTCCATCTTCCTCGCCGTCTTTATAGAAATCTAAATCAACAACAGTAATATTATTTAATTTACCACAAGGAACACCACAGTTAATTTGTTGTAATTCATGATTGTTGTATTTTTTCCATTCTTTTTGATATGGGTGATAATCAACTACTTTCTTAAAGATTTTGTTTTCTTGAAGTAACTTATAATTGTATGGAACTGCTTGGTCATTTTTATCCAAATAAATATTTTTTGCCCATTGATATGTAGGCAATTTACTATAATCTTGTGGTCTCATTGTAGGCGTATGCTGTGGTGCCGTAGTTCTTAATTTAAAACATTTAAGTTTTTGTTCAATACTCATATTAAAAATAACATTCATATTATTTTGATTTGGTTTATTATTTTTTATATTCATTCTTTATAATAATAATATATAATAAATTGTCTTTAAATAAAGAATAATAAATTCAAATTTTTTAAAAAAACGGAATTGTCATTTTGCCC